ACTAAGTATAGATGGTCATGGTGGCCATTTTGGTTAGGGCTTGCTATACCATACATACTTAGACTAGCGTGGAACGCAATCCTCAGTAAACTTAATAAATGAGAAAACGTTTATTTTATGACATTGAAACATCATTCAATGTCGGTGTGTTCTGGAGGACAGGATACAACCTAACAATCAACCCGGGTGATATCATTCATGAACGTGCAATCATCTGCATCTGCTACAAATGGGAGGGGGAGGATGAAATTCACAGCCTAACTTGGTCTAAAAGTCAGAGTGATAAGCAAATGATTGAGAAGTTTGTCAAGGTCCTAGCTCAAGCGGATGAGATTGTGGCTCACAATGGGGATAGATTTGACCTCAAATGGATACGTACAAGGGCTTTATTCCATGGCATTCAGTTTATGCCATCACCCAAGACCATAGATACGCTTAAATGGGCTAAAAAGTACTTTAATTTTAATAGCAACAAGCTTGATTACATAGCTAAGCTACTCAAGGTAGGTGCTAAGATGGAAACAGGAGGCCTTGACCTATGGAAAGATATTGTTTTTCGAAAAGACCAGGAAGCACTTGATAAGATGGTGGCCTATTGTAAAATGGATGTGGAGGTACTTGAGTCAGTATTTGATAAACTCAACAGCTATGCCATTGCCAACCATAACTATGCCATCCAATACGGAGGAGAAAAGTACGAATGTCCTGAATGTGCAGGAATAAACGTAATACACAATAAGAAAGTAGTCACAGCTGCCGGTACTGTACACCATTGGATACTATGCAAGGACTGTAAAAAGCACTACAAAATTAATCACCTGGTATTCACTAAGTATCAGGAATATCTCTACAAGCGTAAGTCTATAGCCTGATTTTTGCGGAGATTATTTAAGCTTATAGCCTTAAAATTAAGCGAAATTCTCTGAGATTAATAGATATTCTCGCACTTTTGTGTGATTATCTTATTTAGACTCATTCTAAATTTGTGGAAAATTATGTAAAATGTTTTGCATATATGAAACTTTATATATCTTTGTAAGGTATTAACACTTAAAAATTATTTATGAAACAGTTTGAAAGAGCCCTTGACTTTATCAAGAACAACCAAAACAACGCAGAGGTACTTGCTTTATTCCTAGAGCAGCTGCTTGTTGAAGCTACTGAGGAAATGACTCAGGAAGCATTAGATAACACCGAAGATTTTTTAACCATCCTAAACGCTAACAAATGAAAAAAGAACTATTGAATGTAGTAGCAAGCTTTGCTGTGGTCGTGGGTACCATGGTAGCAATGTATAACGTTTTAATCTTTATGATATGCAAGTAACAATAGGTATTGAAGTAGCTTACTTTGACTTTGATGATGTGCATGGTAGCTGTGAGTTCAAAATAACTAACATCACTGAGGATGACTATGAGGTAGAGCTTAGCAATGTGGTAGCTACTAAAATAATTGGTGAGGTAGAGCTTGACTACATCCTAACTGATACCGAACTTGATCAACTCAATGAGGAAATCATTTGGTGCATCCAGGATACCAACATTGTAAGAGATATGCAGGAGTTTGATAACGACTTTGATGAGGATGAGTGGAGGTATGATGCATAGAGATATCTCAGAGATGGCTAGATGGTGGACTAAGCAGTCATTTGCAGGAGACAAGGGAGGCTCCTTTAATACCTCCCTATATTTAGAATACCTTAAATGTAAAAACTCATGTACCGATTACTATACTACTATGAAAAAAGGCTCTCAGAGAGCTATGAATTCCCTACCAAAGCCCTGTGTTATTGGAAAGTCAACCAATTCAGAGCAGCAGGTACTCATATTTACGGACACTTTGTAATTGAGAAAGTATGCGACAAAATAAGATACTAGAAATACTATACCCATACATCCCTGCAAAAGTGCTAGGTGAGTATCTAGGGTTGACTGCATCCCAAGTGTACAATAGAACGTACAACAGGGGCATCAAGAAAGACCCTAAGACAAAAAAAGCAATCAATAGATCCCTGATATTGAACGCAGGTAAGTACACCAGGTATTCTAAGGGTCATGTGCCATTCAATAAAGGTACTAAATGTCCTAATCTACTGCTAACTAATGCAGCTGCTACGATGTTTAAGAAAGGCAACAAGCCATTCAATACTAGGGAGGCTAATGCAACTAGCATCCGAACTGATAGCAGTGGTAGAAAGTATCACTATACTAAGATATCAGATGGTGTATGGGTATTAACTCACCGGTTAACATGGGAGCAGGCTAATGGACCCATCCCTGCAAAACACATAGTTAGGTTTATTGATGGAAACACCATGAACTTAGAACTCAGTAACCTGGAATGCATCCCAATGAACCAAAACATGACTAAGAATACAATCCAACGGTTCCCAAAGGACTTACAGGAGGTCATGAAATTAAAAAGTAAACTTAATAAAACAATAAACAATGGCAAGAAACGGCATGAATGATCTACGTGATCACCTCTTCGCAGCTCTAGAGAGATTAAATGATGATGAGCTAACACCTGAACAACTATCTACTGAGGTAGAAAAGGCTCAGGCAATTTCTAACCTATCTAACTCAGTGATAAACAGTGCTAAGGCTGAGGTTGACTTCATGAAAGCTACCGGCATGATAGCTACTACAAGCAACCTGTTCAAAGGAGTGAATGACCCTAAAAGATTAGACTAATGAAATACGTAAAATACTACAGAATGTGGCTTGAAGATGCAGTAGAGCCAGAAGGTGGCACATGGTGCTACATGGGAGCTGATGAGAAAAACTTTTTATGGCAGCTCAACTTCCAATACAAAGAGAATGAACAACCTGAGACCTTAGAGCAGTACCTGCAATGGGGCTACAAAATTCAAGAGATATGAATGCAGAACTTTTTGAACTCAGCAAGGTGCTCAATGAAGACATAGTGGATATCATTAGGGCATATCAGCTGAACACACCTAGCAGAAAGCAGGAGATAGTAAGCAAGAGATACTACCTGTACAACTACATGTATGAAAACAGGCACATGACCACTACCATGATTGGTCAGTACTTTAATCGTGATCATAGTACAGTGGTGCATGGCATCCAAGAGCACAAATATTGGTACCATAAAAAAGACCAAAATTATCTCAAGATGATATACCCCATTCCAGAACTCATTAGACCCAAGAGGTCAGACATTAATATCTTTGATGTCGATGTTATGCCAATAGATGACGAGGAAACTAGGGTCACAATCACAGGTAACTTCCCTACTAAATTGTTAAAAAGTTTTCAAGAGAGAATGACTAAGAATGAGATTGTATCTACATTTGAGCTATCATAATTTTTTAAGGGTTAATACTAAGGAGGGGCTTCGGCTCCTCTTTTTTATGACCGTATGACGATGTGACAGTTCTCTTATATAGGGTCCTTATAAAATACACCACTAAAAAACTTTGTACTTTGGAAAATTTATCGTCATATCGTCATGAAATCACTGAAACATAAGCCTGCATTGGTTTATATCCATGACGATGATTTTATTTTATCGTCATAAACTGTCTTTTTATCGTCATTAATTATATTTACAACCATGTATAACCCAAAAATATCAGTTTTCAGGAGCTTGTTTAACTCCAAAGAGACACCTTTTACACTTGAGGCAATAGAAGTGTACAATAGAATTAAGCAAGGTAACCCCGAGCTGATTAGTAAGATTAAAAAACTGCGTGCTGGAGACAGTGAAAGCAAGATGCAACTCATGGCCATCATGTTTAACGGAACATTCTCTGAACGCAAGGATGATGGACTCATCCAACACTCAGGACTTTGTGTCCTAGACTTTGATAAGTACCCCGATGCTAAGACATTGAAAGCTGAACGGAACAGGCTTAAGGAATGCCCCTATGTTTACATGATGTTCACTTCACCTAGTGGAAATGGACTCAAGGTAGTTATCCGTACACCTGAAAGCAACAAGTTTGAACATAAAAGAAGGTTTGAAGCATACAAGGAATACATCCAAAGTGATTATTTTGATGTGGCCAATAGCAACGTGTCAAGGGTTTGCTTTGAAAGCTATGACCCTGATGCCTATCTCAATGAGTTCTGCGAGGTGTTCCAAGGAATTACCGAGGATAAGGGATACCACAAAGCAGAAAAGATAGCAGTGCTCCCCATTGCTAATGAGGACCGTATCATTGAGTTAATCATGAAGTTTAATCATGGAGCGTTTGAACAGGGCAGGAATAATTGGACATTCAAGGTAGCCTGCTGCATGTGTGAGTATGGTATAGATCAGTATGCTGCTAAGAATTACCTACTGCAATATCAACAGGAGGACTTTACAGCAAGTGAAATCAATAACACTGTAGCCAATGCATACAAAAGTAGCAACTTCAACACCAGGTACTTTGAGGATGCGAGCACTGTTAACAAGGTAAAACTAAAACTAAAAGAGGGTATCAAGGATGAGGACATCCAAAAACAGCTAGGTGTTAGTAGCTCAATTATTGAGTCAGTGAAAGAGGAGGTGCAGAACTCAGATGATGTATTTTGGCAGGCAGATGGTAAGAAAATTACTATCGTGCCGCATGACTATGCTAAGTTTCTACAAAAACATGGGTTTGCTAAGTACTATCCGGAACGAAGTAACAAGCCTACCTATGTGTACATTGAGGAAAACAAGGTTAGTGAAAGCTCAGTGGAGTTAATCAAGGACTTTGTACTTAAATACTGCCTAGCCAAGGGTGAACTTGATATCTACAATCACTGTGCTAAGAGTGCTCAGCTCTTCACTGAGTCACACCTGAACATGCTAGAGTCCATTAACATGCGTATCCTGCAGGATGACCGTTACTCATCTTACATCCCATTCAACAACGGAGTGGCAAAGGTATCCAAGGACAAAGTGGAGCTCATGAGCTACATTGATATTGATGGGTATATTTGGAGGGAACAAATCATCAAAAGAAACTATATCCAAATCGCGATACACGATAATAATTTTCAGGACTTTGTACATAAAGTATCAGCCCAAGATGAGCAACGCATCAAAGCAATGGAGTCAACCCTTGGCTACCTCATCCATACCTTTAAGGATAAGACTGACCAAAAGGCAATCATATTCAATGACCAAGAGATAGATGATAACCCCAACGGAGGTAGTGGTAAGAGCTTGATGTTGACAGCCATCGGAAATATCCGTAAAATAATCAAGATAGATGGTAAGGCCTACAACCCTAGCAAGAATGACTTTGTGTACCAACGTGTTAACATGGACACTCAGGTGCTAGCATTTGATGATGTTAAGAAACACTTTGACTTTGAGCAGCTATTCTCACTAATCACTGAGGGCATACCGGTCAACCGAAAGAATAAGGATGAGATCTACATCCCATTTGAACGTTCACCAAAGATAGTTATCACTACCAACTATGTGATAAGTGGTGCAGGTACCTCACATGACAGGAGGAGGCATGAAATAGAGTTTTTTCAGTACTTCAATAGCCAACGTAACCCACAGGATGAGTATGGTAAGCTATTATTTGATGAGTGGACCAAAGAGGAATGGTCACACTTTGATAACTACATGCTATCTAACCTGCAAATGTACCTCCAGAATGGATTGGTTAGAAGTGTATCCATCAATGCAGATGCTAAACGTTTCATCCAAAACACCTGTAAAGAGTTCTATGACTTTGTACATGATGGAAATATCTCATTGGATGTAAGACACTACAACAAAGCATCATTTGAGGCATTTCAAGCAGATACCAATGGCTTCAAAGACCTTGACAGCAGGAAGTACATTAAATGGGTGCAATCCTATGCAAGCTATAAAGGCTATAAATTCACCAAAAATAGAGACCAGCATGGTAGATATTTTGAACTAACTAAGCAAGATTAATGAAAAAAGAATATAAGGCACTGCTCCATGAGCTGAAGCTTCAACGCTATGCCATTACTCACCCTAATTACCCCCAAGACTATATACCTAAGACTATGTACAAAGATTCAACGGCAAACGGATTAACAAGAGCCATCTGTGATTATATTAACTATCATGGATATCAGGCAGAACGCATTAATACAATGGGTACAGCAAGAGAAAAAAAGACTACAGCAGGAAAGGTGATCGGGGTCACATGGACCAAAGGAACATCTACAGCAGGGAGTGCTGATATATCTGCTACCATCAAGGGCCGCTCAGTTAAAATAGAGGTAAAGATTGGCAAGGATAGGCAGTCTGAGGCTCAGAAGAGATACCAGGAGAACATTGAAAAGGCAGGAGGTACCTATTACATCGCTAGAAACTTTGATGATTTTGTAGAATTTTTTAATGATTTTGTAAATAAGTGCAATTAATTTGTATATTTGTAGAAATTAACAACTTAAAATTATGGCAACAGTAAGAAAACAAGCAGCTGAGCAAACAGCACCCGAGGCGGTTACCCTCAACATCTACCAAAAACTGCATCTAGCTAAGCAGTCAATGGGTAAGGTCATTAAGAATGCGACTAACCCACATCTCAAGCGTAACTATGCAGATATTAACAGCATCATTGATACGGTAGAGCCTATCCTATTAGACTGTGGATTGCTACTCATACAGCCCATTAAGGATGACAAGGTATACACTATCATTATTGATATTGAGAATGAGGATTTTTTGGAAAGCTTTATGCCCTTACCAATGATCACTGATGCACAAAAGCTAGGTGGAGCTATTACTTACTTCCGTAGGTATACACTAGTTAGCTTACTATCCCTGCAGGCAGTGGATGATGATGGGGAGACTGCAGCTAGAGCACCCAAGGCAAAGCCTACGCTAGATGGTGAGAGATGGACTAAGGCATTGAATGCAGTTAAGAATGGTAAGTTCACTCCTGAGCAGATTAAAGAAATGTACAACCTAACTAAAGAGCAGGAGGCACAACTATGAAGTTCAGAGCATCACAATTAGGCAAGTTAATGACCTCCTCCCGTACTAAGGGGGAGGAATTGAGCCAAACAGCTAAGAGCTACATTATTCAGAAGGCTAAAGAGGATTTCTTTGAGTACAGGAGTGAGCTGAACAGCAAGTACATCACCAAAGGATTAGCCCAGGAGCAGGACAGTATCGACCTACTTAACCTAGTTAGGCTAGAGGACTACATAAAGAGCTCGGAGAGGGTAGAGAATGAGTGGTTAACCGGATGCTGTGATATCATCACTGAGACAAGTATCATAGATATTAAAACCTCGTGGTCCTTAGATACGTTTCCTGCCACTAACTACGAGCTCAAGGACCTAAGTGACTATGAGTGGCAAGGACGTGCTTACATGTGGCTGTATGACATGCCATCTTTTGAGCTGTGCTATGTCATGGTATCTACTGCACCTGAGCTATTAGGTGAGTATGAGAATGGAGCACTGCACTATGTTGATCATATTGCACCTGAGAAGCGTATCACATCCATTACCTTTGAAAGAGATAAGGAATTAGAGATTCAGATGGCTGAGAGATTAATTCTAGCTACTGAATTTTACAACGAAGTACTAACCCAATTAAAAAACAAATAAGATGACTAGAGAGGAATTCTTTGACAAGGCAGTATTAGCTGCCTTTCAAGGCTTATTAGCTGCTTCAGGGCACTATAGAGATGAGCTGATTAAAAACCCATGTGAGTATGTAGCCAGTGCTGCTAGAGAATACGCTGCAGAATTAACTGACCAATTGTATGGTCCGCCTATTGAATGGCCTAAGGAACGTATATTTTAAGCTATGAAAGCAACACTTGAATTTAACCTACCGGATGAACAGGCAGAACACTACTGTGCCATCAAAGGTGCTGATATGCTTAATGTACTATGGGAGCTCAAATCAGAGCTCCGTAGTATGTTGAAGTATGGAGAGCTACCTGATGCACAATATGAGATAGTGCAGAAGATACAGGAATTCCTAATGAGTAGCCTAGATGACCACGAAATAAACCTAGACAAATGAGATACCCTATAATTTTCTTATCAGCTCTTGTAATAGAGATATGCTCTACATTTTACATTAGATTTGTATCTGAGGGCAATGCACCTGGTATGATATTCTTTGCAGCTATTGGTCCATTCCTTGGGCTGCCATTCCTAGCTTACATGATTGAGGCTACTAATTGGAGTGAGAGGATATTCAATGCAGTTGCACTGAGCTTAGGGTACATAGTAGGAACAATAATCGTAATAACTTTAATACAATGATTATCTTAGCATCAATTTTACTAGCCCCTGCAATAGTGTGGGGGTGGATTTCAACAATAAACTATATCAAATACATAAACAACCATGAGTAAATTCAAAGGAGAGGTGGTATTCGTTACCCCAACAACGTCAGTGTCTGACAAATTTAAGAAAAGAGAAATAACCCTGAAGTCACAGGATGAGTACCCTCAGTATGTTACGTTCCAATTAACCCAGGACAAATGCGATTTAGCAAACAATCTTAAAACAGGTGAAGTGGTAGAGGTGCAATACAACCTAAGAGGTCGTAGATGGGAGGCACAGGATGGTACAATCAAGTACTTCAACTCTATTGAGGCATGGACCATGAGCCTTAGCTCAAAGATTGAAAACAGTGCTGTTGATAAATTAAGAAAAACTTTTGATACCACCGATGAGAGCAGTGACGATTTACCTTTCTGAGGACCAACAGCTATCCGAATGGATGCGTAAAGAGATACGGGGCAAGCTATCCAAGAGATATAAGCTAACCCATCTATCCGAGGACATGGGGGTAAATTATGCCAAGCTATACCGCTTCATGCAGGGTAGGAATGTGACTACTGAGATATACGACTCATTTTTTAGAGTATATTTGTCCAAATGGAACTCTTACTTATCATACCTATAGCTTGGTGGTGGTGCAATTTTGAGCCACTGCAAGCAACTATTACTAGGATATACCTGTCCTTAAGACCAGATACATGGGCCATAGTCTTACTAGATGCATTGAGCTGTAGTAAGTGTGTGGCCTTTTGGCTTACATTGGCATGGCATCAGGATTTCATTCTAGCATGTCAAGCAGCACTGGGTGCCTATGCATTAGAATTATGTTTGAACAAACTGACATAGAGATAGTAGATAAGATTGATGTGCAACCGGATGCTGTTAAGTACTCCAAGCACTCATGTGTTCAGCTGTTCAAAATTAGGACTAAGTACGATGGTCCACAGCCTAGGGAGTGCTTTTGTGCTTCAGTAAGGCGAAAGGTATGGTACAAAGATTTTATGGTATGGTATGAAAAAGCTCTTAGACAAGTACATCAATAACCACTACCATGAGGTAAGGGCTTACACGCTGTACTTTCTAACTAAGCTAGGGAGTAAGATTGAAGCAGATACGGTAATAAACAACAGTTACCTGCATGTGCTAACCATTAATGAGGATGCTGATACCGAAGACCAGGTGAAAAGTTACCTGCTGAACACCATCAAGTACCAAATACTATGGAACACATCACTGAGCCATAGGGATGACAGGGTCACATCAATGGAGTATAAGCCCAGTGAGCAGATAGATGATGAGCAGGACCTACAGGCTAAGATATTAGAGGATAAGATATACAGCACTCACAAAGGATTGATTGAGATATATAGATCACAAATAAAAGACAACGTGCACAGGATAGTGTTTGAGGCATACATAGACAAAGGATACACTACAGCTAGAGGGATGGCTAAGTACTTTGATATACCGGTAACCTCAGCTCACTACCTTATCACTGAAATTAAACAAAATTTACGCAATTTACAATATAGGTATGAGACTTTCTCAAATAATTAGCATACTAGCTACATTCACTGCTTTGACAGGTGCATTCTTTCTAATGAGAGATAACTACTTTTATGGATGTAGAGCCTTTGGTATTTGGGTGGTCTTATATTACGCATGGCTATTTTTAGAACAATACGAATATGACAAAGAAAGTAAAGAGTGAGTACCTAGGTACCTACGTGACCATCTACAATGGTAATTTTGAAACCTCGTTCACAGTAACTGAGGAAACAGCTAATGATGCTGAGTACTATATCTCAAGAGGATTGGAATATCTTTTTGAGGAGGTAGAGGCTAAAAGTAAAAAATTCAAAGGGGTAGAGCCTGATGCCAACACCGAGGCCTAAAGAAACTGAAGAGGAGTTCATCTCAAGGTGCATGGGTGACCCTGAGCCAATGGATAAGTATCCCGATGAGGCTCAACGGTATGCTGTATGCAAATCTATCTATGATGGACCTGTTGGGGCTTATCGTAAAGCCTTTGCTCCTGAGAAGATTTCCTTTGACTATGATGAGACTCTAACCACTGAGAAAGGGATGGAGTTAGCTAAGCAATGGATAAGTAAAGGTGTAGATGTTTATATCATCTCAGCACGTGGTAGCATTGAGCCAATGTTAACCAGGGCACAGGAACTTGGGATACCAAAGTCACGTATTTATGCAACAGGTAGCAACAAGGCAAAGGTGGAGAAAATACTACAACTTGGCATATCTAAGCATTATGATAACAATGCCGATGTTATTAAACAACTAGGCAACATAGGACAATTAATATGAGACCAAAACACATAGAAACACCTGAAGCAATGTGGGATCTATTTGAAGCCTACAAACGTTGGTGTAAGGAAAATCCTAGATATAGCTATTCACTATCTACTAAGACAGGTGAGGCTACTGCAGTGCCATTAGAAAGACCACTTACTCAAGTGGGTTTCAGGACTTTTGCTGCAGATAAAGGGCAAACAGTGAATGATTATTTTTGTAACAAGGGAGATAGATATTCTGAATATGCCACAATCTGCTCACGCATAGAGGAAGCAATCCGAATGGACCAGATAGAGGGAGGCATGACAGGGCAGTACAATGCATCCATCACCCAACGATTGAACAACCTAACCGAGAGAGTTGACACTACTACCAAGGGAGAGAAGATAGAGAGCATACAGGTAACCATTGTTAGACCGGATGCAGATTGAGTTTATGTGTGCTGTGGTGGAGGACTACATCTACAGACTCAAGGGAGTTCAGGTAAGGATAGACAGGAGGGCAGTAGCTACCGATGGCAGGCAGATGGCTATGCTAATGAATGCATATCAGATAGCACATGGAGATAAAGAGCACAGTCATATTTGAGAAAAACTACGAGGCACTGAATGACCAGGGCATTAGGTTTGTGATTAATGAGGGAGGGTCACGTTCCTCCAAGACCTACAGCCTATGTCAGTTAGTTATCATCTACTGCCTGCAGAACAACAATAAGGTAGTTAGTATCATCCGTAAGACATTCCCTGCTTTGAGGGCAACAGTGCTTAGAGACTTCATTGAGATATTGAAAGAGCTGAACATCTACTCAGTGGAGGACCACAACAAGAGTGAGCACATCTACACGTTCCCTAATGGGTCCATCGTGGAGTTCTTTAGTGTGGATGATGAGCAGAAGATACGAGGCCGTAAAAGAGACATAGCTTGGTGTAACGAAGCCAATGAGCTGTACTTCGATGACTTCACTCAGCTGAACATGAGAACTGAGTCTAAGCTAATCTTTGACTACAACCCAAGTGAGTCAACCTCATGGCTGTATGAGCTACCAACTGAGGAAAGCATCCTGATTAAGTCAACGTACAAAGATAACCCATTTCTACCTCAAAGCATCAGGGCTCAGATTGAGGACCTCAAGAGAACGGATGAGGCACTGTATCAAATCTATGCACTGGGTGAGAAAGCAATCAGCAAGAGTAACATCTATAGCAATTGGTCATTCATACCTCATAGGCCTGCTAGGTTTGTGA